CTGCAGGAGGGCGATTGAAGCCCCCCGTGGCCACGCCAAGAGCACGACCTTTACCTTCAAGGACTCCATCCACGCGGCGGTCTATGCCTACAAGCACTACGAGATCATCCTCTCCGACAGCTCCGAACAGGCCGAGGGCTTCCTGGCGGACATCAAGACCGAGTTTGAGGAGAACGCAGCTCTCCGGGAGGACTTCGGGGAGCTGGAGGGGAAGGTCTGGAAGTCGTCGGTCATCCTGACCGCCAACGGGGTCAAGATCGAGGCGATCGGTTCCGGCAAGAAAATCCGTGGTCGCCGCCACAAGCAGTGGAGGCCCGACCTCATCGTCTGCGACGATCTGGAGAACGACGAGAACGTCAACACGCCGGAGCAGCGCAAGAAGCTCCGGGACTGGTTTTATAAGGCGGTCTCCAAGGCTGGCGACACCTACACGGACATCGTCTACATCGGGACGCTGCTGCACTTTGACGCGCTGCTGGCCAACGTCGCCAAAAACCCCAGCTACAAGGCGGTCAAGTACCGGGGCGTCATCAGCTTCGCCGCCAACAGCGAGCTCTGGGACACCTGGGAGAGCATCTTCACCGACCTCGCCAACGAGAACCGGCAGGATGAAGCCCGGGCTTTCTATGAGGCGAACCGGGAGGCAATGCTGGAGGGCACCGCCGTCCTCTGGGAAGAAAAGCTGTCCTATTACGACCTCATGGTTATCCGTATCTCCGAGGGCGAGGCCAGTTTTAACAGCGAAATCCAGAACGACCCCATTGACCCGGAAAACTGCACCTTCCAGGAGGAGTGGTTTGACTTCTGGGACGACGACGGGAAGCAGCAGCCGGACTTCTCTGACCCCCGCTTCCTGTTCATCGGGGCCAACGACCCCTCCCTGGGCAAGAACAAGAAGTCGGACACCAGCTCCATTTTCGCGCTGGCCAAGGATACCGTCACCGGCTATATCTACGTCGTGATCGCGGACGTGGCCCGGCGAAAGCCCGACCAGATTATCGAGGACGCGCTGGAGGCGAGCCGCCGCCTGAAGCGGGACTTCAAACGGCCCTACTACAAATTCGGCGTGGAGACGGTGCAGTTCCAGTATTACTTCGCGGAGATCATGCGGCAGCGGGCGGCGGAGGCTGGCGAATACCTTCCCATTGAGGAGATCAACAGCACCCAGAATAAAGACGCCCGCATCCAGTCGCTGCAGCCCTTCGTCAAGAACGGCTACGTCAAGTTCAGCAAGAAGCACAAGACCCTCCTGAAGCAAATGACTGAGTACCCTATGGGCAAGAACGACGACGCCCCGGACGGGCTCCAGATGGCCGTGAAGCTGGCCCTGGACATCAAGGTCGGTCGGAGGGTCGAATACAAAAGCGTCGTCGCCCGCGCCCTGGACTTCCGGCGCGGAGCCTACTAAGGAGGCGAGAGCTATTATCCAAGAGAACACCATCATCCACGGCGACAGCCTCACAGTGCTCCGGGAAATGGAGGCCGGGAGCGTGGACGCGATCATCACCGACCCGCCCTATGGTATCAATTACGTTTCCCAGACCGGGGCCAAAATCAAGAACGACAAGTCGCCCTTTATCTGGTTCCTCTATGACGCCTTCCGGGTTCTCAAATCCGGGGAGTCGGGCCGGGGTTCCCTGGTCTGCTTTACCCGCTGGGATGTGCAGCAGACCTTCATCGACGCGATGAAGCTGGCGGGCTTCCAGGTCAAGAGCGAAGTGATCTGGGACAAGGTGTTTCACGGCATGGGCGACACCAAGGCGGCGTTCGCCCCCTCCCATGAGAACATCATCTTTGCGGTCAAGGGAAAGTTCAGCTTCCCCGGGCACCGCCCGAAAGACCTTGTCACCTTCCAGAAAATCAACAGCTCCCAGATGGTACACCCGACCGAGAAGCCCGTGGGCCTCCTGGCCAACCTCATCACCAGCGTTACCAAACCCGGCGACCTCATCCTCGACCCCTTCGCCGGAAGCGGCTCTACCCTGGTCGCCGCCAAGAAGACCGGACGGCGGTTCATCGGCGTGGAGCTGGACGACGACTTCTATCAGATCGCGCAGCGGCGCATTGAGGAGGCTGTGGAATGAGCAGAAGAAAGCGGCAGCGGCAGAACGCTCAGGCACCGCCCGCGCCCCCGCGCCGTCCCGATACCCAGGAGATTGCCGTTGCCCATGTGACGGACAAATACAGCGAATACCCCAGCAACGGCCTCACCCCCGTCAAGCTGGCTGAGATACTCAAGGAGGCCGACGCAGGTGACGTGCTGCGGCAGATGGAGCTGTTCGAGGAGATGGAGGAAAAAGACCCCCACCTGTTCAGCCAGCTCCAGACCCGGAAGAACGCCGTCACCGGCCTGGACTTCGAGATCATCCCGTTCAGCGACGACCCCCGGGACAAGGAGATCGCCGCCTTCATTGAGGAGCAGCTCGGCGGCATGGAGGGCTTCGAGGACGTGGAGAACGATCTGCTGGACGCGATCGGAAAGGGCTTCGCCGTCTCGGAGATCATGTGGGGCTATGACGAGGGGCACGTCGTCGTCACCCAGATCAAGTCCCGGCACCAGAAGCGGTTCTTCTGGGACAGCCTGGACGACTCATTCAAGGTACGCACCCAGGAGCACTCCGAGGGGCTGCTGCTCCCGGCGAACAAGTTCATCGTCCACAGGTACAAGGCCCGCAGCGGGCACACCTCCCGGGCGGGTATCCTCCGGGTCGTGGCCTGGATGTACCTGTTCAAGAATTACGACCTGAAGGACTGGGTCAGCTTCGCCGAGGTCTACGGCCTCCCGCTCCGGCTGGGCAAGTATGCGCCCGGGGCGAGCGAGGCAGACAAGGTGGCCCTCATGCAAGCCCTCATCCAGATCGGCGCGGACGCAGCGGGCATCATCCCGGACGGCACCACCATCGACTTCGTCACCACGGAGAAGACCAGCTCCACCGACCTCTATGAACGGCTGGCCCGCTACTGCGACGAGCAGATCAGCAAGGCGATCCTGGGCCAGACCCTCACTTCGGACAGCGGCGGCGGCAGCTACGCCCAGAGCAAGACCCACAACGACGTCCGGCACGACCTGACCGTGGCTGACTGCAAGGCCCTGGCCTCCACCCTCCGGCGTGACCTCATCCGGCCCCTGTGCATCTTCAACTTCGGTGAGGACAAGCGCATCCCCAAGATACAGTTTGACTGCGAGGAAGGGGAAGACCTGGAACAGACCGCCAACATCCTGGACGTGCTTATCGGGAAGATCGGGCTGCGGGTACCCACCAGCTACATCTACAAGAAGTTCAGCATCCCGGAGCCGGAGGCCGACGAGGAGGTCGCCAC